TCAAGTTGGTCCGAAAACCCAACCAAAAACTCTGTAATACCATCTAAAAAATTTTGCATACTTAGTGAATTTATATCTTGAAACATTAAAGCAAATTCGGGCTCAAACTCGGGTCTTCCATATTTACCCATCATTGCCTCAGTAAAATCATCTATCAAATCTCCGAGTCCGTCATATATTTTTCCATAAGTTTTATGTTTAGCATCCCCAAATGTTTGCCAATGTAAAAACTTCCATTGTAGTTGTATCTGTACTAATTTTTTAATAAGTTCTTCCTTCATGTTAATAAATATCCTTATAAACAAAAAAAAGGTCGTGAAGACCTTTTTAAGTTTTAGATTCAAAATCAAGGACTCCTTGTTTTTTTTGATTAATAAAATGTTGTACCCTTTTTGTCGCCACTTCACAATAATTAGAACTGAGTTCGATTCCTATCCATCTACGTCCTAACGTTTCTGCTGCAACCAAACTAGTTCCGCTTCCAGTGAATGGATCCATAATTATATCATTCTTGTAGGTAAGAATTTTTATCGCTTTAGTCGGGATGTCCATTGAAAACGTTGCCTTTGTTTGTTGTCTTGTATCCGCAAAATATTCCCATTGACCATATACCAAACTCATAAAGTCCTTCTTATCTTCATCTTGATACATGGTTTTTTTCTTTATTGTTCCGTCTTCTTGTTCAACATCAACAACTTCTCCAACCCACTGAGGTTCCCCTTTAACTTTCTTAATCCTATCTTTCTTATAGGCAAGAATTACACATTCTTTTGGATTATAAATGTAAGGTGAAGATGGAGACATCCAAGAACCCCAAGCAGTGGTCTTACTTCTATGTGGAGCATTCTCATCAAGGTCAACAAGTCCATAAAATTTGAACCCAACCTTTTTCATCACAGACCAAAATTCAGACATAAAAAGAACTCGACCTCCTCTATCTTGGACGTTAATTTCATATGGAATATTAACAGCAATCCTTCCATCATCTTTAAGAACACGAAATGATTCACCCACCCATTCTTCTGTAAATTTCCAATATTCTTCCATCGATTGGTTATCATCATGACTATCGTAGTCAATACCGACATTATAAGGTGGCGAAGTAACAATTAAATCAATTATTGACTCAGGTAATTTACCCATCTCAATAACACAGTCTCCATTTATAATCCTATTTGTTTCTAACATCGTAATTTACCTTCGTTTCTTAATTGTTCTCTAATCTTCGTCGCAGATATATCTGAAACTTCTTGAGGTGGAATATGTTCTATAATATCGTATCCGACTCCTCTACCAAAATTAACTGACTCAATATCAGGAATAATGATAACTTTAACCCTACCTTCACTAATTAGTTCGGATAGTTCTTGTGAAACGTTATTATAAACTTCTTCTGAAGTATAAGGATTTTTATCGTCAGGTTCAATATCTCTAATACAAATAAGAGAATTTTTACCCTCATTAAGAGATTGATTCATCAACCATTTATGGCCATCATGAAACGGTTGAAATCGTCCCACCAACATAGAATATTGTTTGCCTCCTGTATTTTTTAGTTTTGGGTCTCCCTCTACGTGAATTTTTTTCATTTTTGTTTTTAATTTGTTTTTATAAACTCCAAAATTATATTTGCAGAATCTTTAATTGAAACATTCGTTGTATCAATATCTATATAATTTTCTGTTGGTGGTTCATAATCTTGTACGAAGAAACTTTCTCTACCACGTATTTCCGTTGTATGAACATAAACTTCAATAAGATTATTACCCATCTTTGATTTGAACTTATCTCTTTGGTCTTTATATGGAGACACCAACGAAACAAATAGGTGTTTACCTTTGTTATGAAGATATTCTGAGATTTGTTGCGCAAGTTCAATATTTTTTCTACGTCCAACTTCAGAGTAATCCTTATTATCAAATAAATCCCTCAAATCATCTCCATCAATATGAAATACATCCGAACCCATGTTTAACATCATTCGTTTACATAGGGTTGTCTTACCTGAGCCTGGTTGACCTGTTAACCAAATTATAGCCATTTTTTTTGTTTTAGTGTTTTACTAATTTTGTCTTTAGTTTCCTGAGATAATTTACGTCCTTTTAATCCATTACTTATTTTTAACCTAACGTCCTCTCTTTTTGATACATTATTGTCACCGACCTTACCTTTTTTTTTATTAACCTCATCACTAAATTTACGACCTGAAGCTGATTGTTTTAGTTTTTCTTTAACGTATTCTTTTTTTGAAGGATTATCAAACTTCATTTTTTCCGACTGTTCTTTCCTTTTTTCGTAAGTCCAATATTCTCTGATTCTTTCTTTGAAATCCCAACATGGATGATTTTCAGAATATAAAGTTTTACCTCCTTGACCTTCTTCAACAATTAAGTTCGCAAAAACTTTATTCTTAACTATATCCAACGTCTCAGAAAAAAATGCCACCATTTCTTTGAGTTCTTCTTTTGATGTTGTTTCGAACAAAACAGTTGTTTGTATATCATCATTCGAAAACCCGTATTTTTTCAAATGTCGTCTCCAAACAATTCCACTACCTGAATACTGATATGGGTCTTTTATAGTTTTTCCTAAATATTTCAGACCATTAGGACTTTCTTTTAGATAAAGGTAATATTTCGTTTTTTCCTGCATAATATTTTTCCATAGTTTTTTGATTTATATCTTCTTTGTTTCGGTAATAATACTCTTTTGCCCATTTTTTCTGAGCCTCTTTTGCCTGTTCCAAAGAATGATATTTCCGTTTTCTACCCATATATATATAAATATTTAACTAAAAGAAAAAAACTAAAAGAATTTATTATTTTTCTAATTTTTTAATTTTTCTATCCAAATAAAACGCCGCTTTTTTCAAGTCCTCGAGTTCTTTTGTCGGATCTTTTTTTCCCGCCCTTGCAACGTATTTAACTACGTTGAATAGATAAGCATCTTTATCTAAATTCCACTCCTCACATACTTTAATAACCTCATACGTATTATCCTCTCCACCATAATGGTTTGGATGATTTACCATTTCTTTACTCATTGTTTTTACCCCACTTTTTTCCAATGTATTCATTGTATCTATCATATTTTCTTGGGCTATATAATATCCAAACAAAATAGATATCAATGAACCATTCTATCTTCTTGAGAATTTTTTTAATTTTTTCCAAAATATTTTTCAATTGATTCAAGTCGGTCATCAGCATCTGTCAACATACGAAGTGCCTCTTCAGCATTCTCATAAAAATCTTTTGTTGAGTGATCTCCAATACCAACTCCTGTATTACCCAATAGGTCTAAAGTTAATAGTGCTTTTGCCTTATCTGCCTCAGCCGAGGTCTTTAACATTTTGATTAAATTTTTGTTCATAACTTTAATTTTTATAGTTTAATTGATTTTAGAATTTCTTCGTCAGTTTTTCCCTCAAGATATAGATTATAAATCAAGGCACAAGTAGTATCCCCGAAATATAACATTTCACTCTTGCCGTAATATTCTTTTAATTTACCTTGTTTTAAGGCGGAGATACAATGGTCAAGTATCACCAATCTCTTATTAAGACCCATTTCAAAAATATAAGAAAATTAGTTTTGAGAGTCAAAGGTATTAATTTTTTCAAAATTAACTACCTGAAAAATATAAGACATAACTTTCCTTTTGATAATCGGTACTAATGTTTCTTCAAATGGAAAATTTTGAGAACATTTGATTTCGAATATCGGTAAGGTTTTATATAATTCTGTTTGATTCCATTTTGAATTTGAGTCAATAATTTCAGTAAGTGTTCTTTCGTCAATTCCACCTTCAGATATCAAACTTAAATGCGTTCTGTTCGTAGACTTATCTTTTTTGTCAGGTTTTATCTCATACTCCCACACATACAATTTTTCTTCCGACTTTCGATAAAAAAAAATATAACCTGAACCTGATACTAAATTGTTTTTATTTTTTCGTAAAAATAAATCAATTGATTCGAATGCAATATTCCATATTGATTTGGCTATGTTGAAGGCATCAAATAGTTTTGGCCCCGAAAACTTGAGAGTTTTGTCCAATTCACTCTCTTCTTGTTCAGTTAGTTCTCTTGGTTTCTTCGGAGTTAATTCTTTAACAAGTATCTCATCATCGAATGATTCAAACTTTTTGTTAGTTAATAAAAGTGTATTCTCCTTTGAGATTGATTGAACATTTGCCAAATGCAATGATAATTCTACAAAATTTGGATATAACTCAAACTTATCAAAACTCTGGTCACATTTCTGTAGATAGTCCAACAAGGTATATTTGTTGTACTCGAAATCCAATGGTTCTTTGAACATCCATTCTGGATTTAATTTGAATGATATCTTTTTCTTTCTACCCATAAGGAAATTATAATAGTTATAAACTATTAATCAATTCTCATTATATAATATAAGTCTCCGTCAGCATAAACCTCGTGAGCTTCTCCATCGTAGGTTGCTAAGTAATGTCCATAACCGTCCATGTCAATCGCTTCTTCTATCAATGCATCGATATCTATAAATTGTTCATAGTCCACACTCAAATCGTCTAAAAACCACCAAGGATCTACTTTGACCTCACTTAACTTGGTTGCAATCATGTCATTGATTAATTCATCGGGGAATTCCCCCTGAGGATCAGAGTTTATTTCCGTAATTTCTAAATTATAATCGTCAATTAATTCTTCGAACTCAGATATTTTGGATGAATAAAAATCTTCATTCCCTCTCTCCATAAAATTTTGAAATTGTTTTATCCCATTCTCTAATCTTTCTTTTTTATTTGTAAAAATTTCAACTTGTTCTTGTTGTTTGGAAGACAACATTCTATCTTTATCATCAAAATACGCTTCAGCGTAATTATAAACATCATCATTATAATAATCTTCGGCGTAGTTCATAACTTCTCTCATGTCAAGATGACCTTTAACAAAATCTTGATTAAATACCGATATTCCTTCGGAATCTATCATATCCCTAAGATATTGTTCTGCGGATTTTTGTGTTTCATATTCATTACCTACCGAATATTCAGTTCCTTCTACACTAAACCTATCCAAATCGTAGAAATCACCAACGAAAATAACATCTTCCAATGTAGTGTCCTCGTTCACCTCTTCTTTCAACCAAGTCAAAAGAAGTTCCGCCCTCAATTTTAGTGAGGGATTATTTTCCATGTATAATTTGGTTCTATCTCCGGCGGATTGATTTTGTTCTAAAAAATTCATCAGTTTTTATTTAATAAATATCTTTATTTAATATAATTAAAGTAAGGAACTATTTATAAAGATAAACAAACTAAATTATTGAATCAATGTCGTGTGGATGTAAAAACAAACCTCAACCCCAGCCTCAAACTCAACAGCAACAACAAGTATCTCAAGTAGTGAAAGAACAACAAAATGAGAGTGTTAAGGCGGCAATTAAAAAAACTGTAGAGAAGTATTATAACGTAAACAAAACTTCTAACTAAAGTTTAGTCTAATGGATTTATAAGAGGGACAATTTTTTGTCCCTTTTTTGTATTTATTGTTATGGAGTTTCAAGATATAATAGACCAGTTCAATGATGGAGAGTTCGATGCCGAAGTTCATTTTGGTGATTACAATACATTTTTTACTTTTTTGAATAAAAGAGGATTGTTATCCCAAATAGACATTGAAAACCCGGAGGTACAGAATTTGTTGTTAATTTGGCTTCATGGTAGTGACCGTAAAAGATTTCATGAATTTGTGGTAGATAAATTGTCCGATGTTGACATGGACGAAAACGGTGTGATTTATTTGGACTTGGGTGATAGGTCTGAATTATCAAATTTTTTCTGTGAAAGTTCCCGTAACGGACTCTCAAAAGGTTATATTGAAGATATTCTATCAGGTGAAAACGATCTTTACCTCTATGAATACACTACTGACAGTGTTTATCGTGATGTCATTGAAGGACTGAACCCAAAAAATATGAAACACCTTCGAGAGTATGTTATCGAAAATCTCAAAGGTCAAAAAATAGAAACTGAGACTATCGAACTAGAAGATATCGCTAGAGAACAAGGTCATCCCGAATATGTTACAGTTGATAATCCTATAACGGCACAGACTATCATTGACGATAAAGATTCAATGAATTATCTTTTGGATACTTATCTTGAAGACTTAAAATCCGAATTAGAATCCATTCACACGAATGCTTATAACCAAGCATATGAGAGTGAAATTTATAAAATCGTTTTCAATGAATTACAAGAGTATATAAACGGTAATGGCGAATATTATTCACAACCTCACCGTTTCAAAAAAGATACTATCACTCAGCGTTTCCGAGTTCCTGTCGCCTCGAACTTTGACGAAATAATTTTAGACTATTTAATTTCTAATAAGAATCGAGGATCTCGTGGATTATTAGAATATTGGGGTGATTACATGCCAATAGTTCAAGATGAACAAGATTGTTTAACGGTGAATTCTCCCGACTATCCTGACTTTAGAGAGGTTGAAAATAATATTAATGAAATTTTCACCGGTTACATCTAATTATTCTATTCTTTTTGTAAGTACAATTTATTATCATTCAACAAATCAATGAATTAAATGATATTAAAGAAGACTAACAGTAGGGTTTATACAATAAATTTATTTTCAGACTACCTACTAACCAAAATCCCAAACACAGAAGAATCAATTTTCTCTGTAGTAGATTGTAAAAATTTCATTATTATAAAAGGTAAGACCTCCCATAAAGAAATTTTGGATATCAGTTCAATAACAAAAGAGTTTAACGAAAAATACGAACCTGAGACACCAATCTCCCACACAATAGATTTAATTGAATATGATTGTAAGTTGTCCAAAGTAAAAAATTTGGAGTTCATTTTACATAAGTCAGAAAATTGTTCTTACCATAAAACCCAAATAGAAAAATTCTTATCAAGTGAGTCATCATTTGATTTCAGTTGTTACCCATCAGAAGTATCTGATGATGAACTAATTGTTACATCCGAATTTCCTCATGGATATTCATTGAGTCAAGGAAGACTTATCTATCTCTACGGAAAACATATTTTTTATAGTATCCCAACTAACCACACAGATTCATCCATTATTTTTAACCTGTCTTTGGACAAAGATGAAGATAATGATAATATCATATCAATTTTTAATGTGGATAAAAAATCTGAAGATGAGACTTTGAAATCGGCAATATTAGATGTGTTCGATTTTGATATGTCTTGGTTATCATCTGAAATGAAAAAAGTGGATTGGAGTATTGAACTCACAAATCCACTTGAGGAATATTCTTTTGTTAAAAAGAAAAACAAGGACTTTATTATTTTTTAAATAATCCCAACATTTTTTCGATGTTCATTAATTATTTGAAGTGCTTCGGTTAATTCATTATAATTTTTATCGGGAGTATATAGGAAGGACTTATAGTCCTTCCCATTTCCCTCAATAATAAGTAACGCGGGTATTAAATCATTGTCTGTTATTTCACTGAATACATCATATTCATCTTTATATTCATCGATATCTCTATCGAAAAACTCTATACCTTCTTCCTTTAACATTTTTTTGAAGTCAACACAGAAAGGACATCCTTTCATGGTATAGACAATAACATTCAAATCTTTCATAATCCTTAATCTAATAATTGTAAAAGTTGATCTGGTGACATGACACCTGGTTTTGAAAAGGTTTCCTCTCCATTTTCGAATATTTTAATCGTCGGAACTCCTCTTACATTCCACTCTTTCATGAGATCCATATCTTGTTCAATATCAAATTTATAAACACTATATTTTGGTGTTCCTTTTTGAATTAGAGATTCATTAACTTTTTCAAGGTTGCCCAACATTATTTTACACGGTCCGCACCAAGTTGCAAATAGGTCAAGGACAAAGTTTTCCTTGTTGTTAATTTTTTGTTTTAATTCTTCACTTGTTAATTGTTTTGTCATTGTTAAATTGTTTTAATAATTGTGATATGAATATTGTTAATTCATTTATTTGGTTTTGTCTATAATATACGACCATCAGAGTCTCCTCTTCATTTAATAATAAATACAAATAGAATCCTTGTTTTGTCTTGTAAATTTTTTTTCTGAATTTTATTTTTCCTGTTTGTTCATCAGTATTTCCTTCACTCCAAACGACCGTGAATGTCTTATTACTTATGAATTCATCAATCCCTTTTTTTTGAAATTCAACTGTAATTTGAGAAAGTACTTCATCCTCAATACTTTTAATATATTTTGGTGTTTCGATTATATCCATTCGTGAATTATTAAACTGTTCCCTTCGATTGTTTTATATACCCATCTAATTATACCATCTTCATCCCAATACGAATCTGATTCTAAAAATGTGCCGTTGTGACATTTTTTTGTGATTTTGACTGTATCAAAATTTTTATGGTTTAGGTAATATAACATTTTCAAATCTAATTTCAATAGTGGTGATGTCCATTGATCAGATAATACACTATTATACTTACCCAAACTTTGAACTCTACGACATTTTACTTCGTTCCCTTCTTTATAAAGTCTGTATTCAATAGTTGCTCTATCTTCTGATTCCAAAGAACCTTTACGTAAAGATATAATCATATTCGAAGATTTCCCAATATAAGTTTTAACACAATTAGATTGAATATTACTTTCTTCGTTATAATTTGTTGAAGAATTTAATACAACAGGATAATATTCTCCGATTGGTTGTTCCAAATGGCTATAAACAAATTCCGGATATATTCTTTTGTAATGCCCTTTTCTATAAAATGACAATTTATCTGTCCAATCCAAGTGTTCATTTCTAAAAAATGGTGTATCTGGTTCATTGGACATCCACTTGATATCAGTTTCCCCATACATTTTTAATTCTGTATACATTCTGATGTGGTCAATGAAACTATACATATCCAAAGCATTTTCGAAAAAAACTTTCTTGAACA